TGACTTAGAAGGAGACGGTAACACGTTTACACAAAACAAGCCAAGCGACAGAAATACTAGTACAAGCGTTAACACTCAAACACTTGTAGCGGTACTTAAAAAAATGGACGCCCCAACCAATGTTACTTTTAACCTATTAACGCAACAATATGCGCAGGGGGTTATTAAGGACAGAGTAGGAAACTACCACGCATTTGGAATAGATGACGGTATGGACTTTACAGTAGACGCAGTAACGGGAGGAGCTAAAACAGATTTGAACGGGTACACAGCTACGGGAGTGGCTACAACGGCAGATTTAGCCCCGCTATTAGATGAGACAACGGTAACAGCGTTTTTAGCTTTAGTACAAGCTAACGTATAAAAATTAGTTTGATTTTTTGAAATTAAAGGGCGCAGGTATTAACACTTTGCGCCTTTTTACGTTATTAGAGTATGGTAGTATTTACACCCGATACATTACAGGCGCATACCTTTGAACTTATACCCAGAATAACCCCAACGGGTAGCGGTTTAAATATTGAATATTTTAACGAGGCAACAGGTTTAAGCGATGCAGTAACAGACAACGCCTACACATACGAAAACGGGGTTTTAACTATAATCGCTTTTAAGAGCGTTACAGAGGGGCAACGGTTTAGCTATAAGGTAACTAACCAGAGTAACGAGATAATAGCAAGGGGGTTAATTATATGCACAGCACAAGCCCCGCAGGACTACGAAATAGATAATAGTAATTGGCAATACAGCGCACAATGATAGAGGACAAAAAAAACAAGAATTTATTTATTTTTACGGGTAGCCAATACATACGCCCAACAATAGAGGCAACCAGTTATTTAGATTATATAACCAATGGGCAGGATAACGAGTTTTTTTACTACGTTATTAACAGGTATTTAGGCAGTCCCACAAATAGCGCAATTATAAACGGCAAAAAAAACCTTATTTACGGGCGTGGACTTTCAATTAAAGGTACAAGGCATAACGTGGTAGAAAGGATAAAACTAAAGACAATACTAAGCCCTAAAACGGTTAGGAATGTTATTAACGATTATGTATTACAAAATATGTTTTCTATCGATATAATCGAGAATAAAAAAAACGAACTAAAAACAATTAGCCACGTAGCAATAGAGCGATTAGCTCCAGAGCAAGAGAATAATAAAGGCATAATTGAAAATTATTACTATTCGAGAGATTTTAGGAAAAAAATGCAGGACGGCTACGAGCCTGTAAAAGTACCCGCCTTTAATGGTAAGCCACAAAAAAGGAGCGTTTACGTTGGCAGACCTTACCAAAGTGGGGCAACCTATTTTAGTAGCCCGCAATATGTATCTAGCTTGCCCTATGCAGAATTTGAGGAGGAGGCTAGTAATTTGTATGTAAGTAGTATTAAAAACGGTTTAAGCGCAGGATTTGTTATTAATGTAGAGGGCGGGGTAGCGTGGACGGATGAGGAGAAACGCCAATTTAAACAGAAAATTGACGACCTTTTAACAGGCGGAACAAACGCAGGGCAATTTATAGTATCATTTAACGGTGCAGAGGTTAAAGTAACAGTTGAAGCGATACCTACAAATGAGAACATACACCAACAATGGGAGAGCCTAACGGAAATAAGCACGCAACAGCTACTAACAGGGCATCAGGTAGTTAGCCCTATGCTTTTTGGCGTAAAGGATAACACAGGGCTTGGAAATAACGCAGACGAGCTAGACACAGCCGAGCAACAATTTGTTAAAAGGGTAATTAAGCCCGACCAAGATTTTATTACGGACGCCTTAGAGGAGATTTTGGCTACTTATGGCATGTTTTTAGAGTTAGAATTTTTACCACTTACACAAATACCAGACGAGAAAACAGTACCAACGGTAGAACTAAGAAAGGAGCATATTTGTTTAAGCGACGAGGGAGGGGCTACCGCAGAAATGGCGGAGGCGTTAATACAGTTAGGGGAGGAGGAGAGCAACGAGTGGAATTTACTTTGTAGTAGTGAGGTAGATTACCAGACGGACGACAATTTATTTGACCTTTTACAGTTTGCCACGAGTACGGGAGTAGCAAGACCAAACGCCAACAGCTCACAGGATAGCGCAGATATTAAAATACGTTATAGATACGTAGGAAACCGAACCCCAGAGCGGGAGTTTTGCCGTAAGATGGTAACGGCTAATAAGCTATACCGCAAAGAGGACATTTTACAGATGGGAGAGCAGACTGTAAATAGTGGTTTTGGATATGTAGCAGGGGGCAAAAGCCCTAACACGCCTTACTCTATTTGGCTTTGGAAAGGAGGTGGTAAAATTAGTGCTAAATACCCTAACGGCACTTGTAGGCACAAATGGCAACGGGAGATTTATTTAAAGGTAGACGGGGGAGTAGATGTTAACAGCCCGTTAGCCACCACGATAACAACAGCAGAGGCAAGGCGCAAAGGGTTTAGCGTACCCACAAACGCCCCCGCAGTAGGTAGAACCCCTCACAATAATAAAAGTTAAAATATGGCAACATTATTCCAAACACCGCAAGAGATAGCAAGCACTACCATAATGGGGGGCAATGTTGACGGAGACCGATACCGTTTTATAATTTCGGAGGTGCAAGATAGCGTTATCCGACCATTGCTAGGGACGGAATTGAACGACTTAATTTATGATGGTGCAACAGCGGGAAACTTAACAGGGTTGTACTTAGAGCTTTATACGGATTATGTAAAGCCAATTACCAAAAACGAGGCAGTAGCCCAATATATCGAGGTCGCTAATTTAAGGGTAGCAAATGGCGGTATTTTTACGCATAACACAGAGGCGGGCACAAGCGCACTACCTAGACAAATTGAGGTATTAGCCAATAGATACCACAGTTTAACAGATAGTTATATTGAGCGTTTTAATAAGTGGATAGGTTTAAACAATATACTAGAGTATAAGACGAGCCAAAACGGGGTTAACGCCCAAGACGTTAGCCGTTCTATTGGTTGGTATTTAGAGGACTAAAAATGGCTATAACTAAAGAATATTTAAGGAGGTGTAAGCGAAGTGTAGGCGGTATAAAGGAGGTCTATTTATTTAGTTATATTCCTTACAGCCGAAAAGATATAACTATAACAGAGCATTTACTATTAGAGTTTCCCAATAATGCAATTTACAGAATACAGGGACTTTACAATGCTAGTTTTTCAGAAAACGCCACAGAAAGCCCCAGAGGGTACGAGTACCAACAGGGGTTAAGTTTGAGCTTTAGTGAGATAGGAGATTATTATAACTTTACGCAAATAGTTGAGGGCTTAGTAAGGGCGGTTGTATTAGATAATAACGGTAATTATTGGCTAATAGGTTGCTATAATGGTTTAGATGTTACAAGCTACACAAGGGCAACGGGTGGCACTAAGTCGGAGCTTAACGGGTACACAATTACTCTTGCAGGAGCGGAGAGCGTAGAAGCTCCACAGCTTAAAGGATTAGCAGATATTTTTAAATATAATACCGATATAGGTGGCGAGGGTGCAAACACCACAACATCGCAAGAATTGGCAAGCCTGCTGCAAATAAATATAAACGACATTTCTTTTTTTGAAGTAGTAGACGGAAATATAAGGGCATTTATAGACGTTCCCTACTCAATACCTACGGGGGCGTTTCAAAATAATACCGATATTACAGGCTATGAAGATTTAAGCGGTAACGTGGTAAGCATTGCGGGTTCTGCTTTTCAAGATAGCACAGTAGGGGGCGACTTGGTTTTTAGGGGCTTAGTTTCTTTTATATCTACGAGCCAATTTAGAAACTGCGTTAATATAACCTCTTTTAGTTGTGGCGTTACTTCTATTTCGAACCAATGCTTTAACGGTGCAACGGCTTTAAATAGCTTTGCAACTATCGATACTTTAACCAATGTAGGAGATAGCGCATTTATAAATACAGCAATAACAAATATTAATTTAAACAATGTTACTAATATCGGCTTTGCTTGTTTCCAAGATAGCGCACTTAATAAATATTTAAGATTAAACAGCCTTTTAACTTTAGGCAACAACGCTTTTTTTGGTTCGCAAATTAAGAGTTTCTCAAGTGCTACGCTTTTGGTAATTGGTAACAACGTTTTTAATAATACGAATTTAACCGATGTTAATTTAGATACAGACTGCCCTTTAGTAACCTCGATAGGTACGGGGGCTTACAGAAATAGCACGTTAATTTATTTTGTAGGTAACAACCTTACAAGCATAGGGGATTCGAGTTTTAGAGATACTAATATAGCAAGTTTTGAAGCGAAAAATAACGCCCTTTTAATCGGCACTACAACAGGAAACAACAACGTATTTGAAAACGCCCCAACGGGTGGAATTGCTACGGTAGACATTGTACAACAAACGGCAGACGGTGGAGCAGTTGAGGGGGATATATTGT